CATACGATTTCTCTGCATAGTCTTGGTGTACTATGCGAAACTCTGCACCTTTGGCATCCGTAACCATCTTACGTATGGCATTTATGAGGTGACGTTCATTCATTGACTCTATGTCAATGTATTTACCTTTCGACTTACTGTAATACTCGATTCTAGGTTTTGCTAGTTCTACCATTATGGTTCCACAACAAAGGTTACCTCTGCAATAGCAGAGTCAAAGAAACTGTACTCGTCATCGAATACAGCATTAATGACTTTAGTCAACGTGTCACTATCGACACCATCAAAGTTTAAAGACGCAACTTCCTCTCTACCACCATCAGGACCATCGAAATCCTGGATACTTACTTTAACATTATGACAGTACATTGTCAAGTCTCCAATTCAAGAACTTCATATTCAGCCTCAATCCATACATGTGCACCACATGACAGAGGCGATTCAGGTGCATACACTACCGTTGACGGACCATTGATCTTGACAGATCGGGCATACTCGTTTGACTTGTATGTCTTGACTGTCAAAGGTGGATGGTCACGACCATCTTTTTTGTTTGCACGTATTACGTGCTGATTAACGTGTATTTGTGCTCTCATAATATACTCCTGAAAAGTTGGGGCACCTTGACATGCAACGCACGGAGCATGATGCGTTTGTCCTGCATGTAGTGCCCCGTAGTTACCAGTTTAACCAGTCTTTGTGCCTACGTTTTACTATATTATAGCATGTCTCACTGCAACTGTCAACAGTACCTTTGCGAGTGTTAAAGAACCTTGAGACATCAAAGGTTTTACCTTTGAACACTCGCTTGCAATAGGTGCAGATCATACAAGGCACTCCTGATGTAGTGCAGACACATCGGCACCACCTGTGAAGTAGCAATCCTGCTTCTCACCTATGAGATTGCACCAGTTGATCCACATGTTGACAGAACCACCAGCCTCATCTACTATGTCAAGGTATTGGTATACCTTACGAGACTTGGTATCCTCATTGTTACCTGACGTTTGGAACATGGCAGGTGTACCCTTGGACGCATCTTGCTCTGGCATGTAACGCTTGATGTTATGAACATCCATACAACCTGCCTTGCCAGTAAGTAGCTGAACTACAAATGCAGACTTAGGTATACCTAAACCTGGAACCTCTAAGAACAACATGATAAGATCATGATCGGCATCAGCTTTTTTGGCCTTGATGATGGACATAGCACGAGCATAAAGGTCATCACGATTCTTACGTACATAGGTAAGCCCTGTACGTTTATTGCCCCATATCCATGATGACTTGAGACCTCGCTTACGCCATTCACGCATGAACTTTGGTAAAAGAAAAGTCTGAACTCTAATACTAGCAAAGACAAATGCTATAAGTTGCTCCATGTGCTTTGCACTGGTCTGACCGAAGGTCCGGGTGTACCCATTGTGTTGCAAATAATGCTTACGTGTAGCTTGCATAAATACTCCTATGTGATTGCGATTGACTATAGTATAGCAGGACTTGATGGACTTGTCAAGCCCTGCATGGTTCCTGCTATCCGAAGATACGTGCTAAGTATCCAAACAAGTCCTTCATCTTCCTACCTGGAAGATTAGACTCTTTAACAAACTGACGCATCACTTTCATTTGATGCATGAATTCCGGACGGGGCTGACCTAAATCCCACAGGATAATATCCTCACCAGTGGACTTTATGCGACCAAGGAACACACCCTTACGGACCACACGATCACCATACCCTTGACGTATCCATTGCCCAGGATGAAACGTCTGACCTGCGGTTACGTTTTGGCCTTGCAGACCTTCGATTGCGTTTAAGTATAACATATTGACCTTTCGTTGTCAATGGCACATGGTTTTAGTTTGCACACTACGCTGACCACCATGCAGATCAACGTAGTGTGTATGAGTGTTTGATTGCATCATGTGCAAGTTAGCGAGGCACTCAGTGACCCCGTGACGTTTTATATAATAACACACCGAAATCAAATTGTCAAGTCATCGGTTGAACCTCCATGTTTCATGATTACTTCATGAACCACTTCGTGAGGAACATTGGCATACACAGTACGTGTGGGTCGGTCATGATCCTCAGCGTACTCCATGATCAAGTCCTCTTTTTCCGAAGGAAAGCCAATCTCTACGGATGTGTCATCACAATATGCCAAAGGCATTTCATCTTTATCGATTACGGACATGTGAAATCCGTCCATGCAATATATCCACATTATAGCATCTCCATTGAGGTTTGTCAAGTAAGCTCAGAATTCCAGATGTCTGAACAACACATGCCTGTCAACAAGAACTCCCGCTCGGACGCATTCAAGGTCGGGAAAGCATCTTGAATCAATGCACCATTATTATAGTCCATCAAATTCTGTTTGTCAACTACCATCTCATGGTACTTCCCTGAAGTACACATACCACTCAGGCATACAGAGTCATCTGTGATGATGTGAATGTGTACGTTTGGGCCATGCAAGTATTTGCTAAACATTGTATCACCTTAAAAAAACATTGTCAACTTAGGCATATATCTTGGAACAATATACGCATTAAAACAGTTTTTCCTTTTCATGTTGTTCTTTTCAAGAACATTACGAGAAGATTTGTATTTTTTGATTGGCTGATATATCCACATATTATAGCATCTCATTTAAGGATTGTCAAGTCCACATTCCAATCAGGTGCAACCCACCTGTGATGATTAGTTTTACAACTAATCACTGGAATCCATTCCTGATTATCACTGAACATACCTTGCAATTCTTGATTCATGGCTATGCCATGTGATTCCAGTAACTTTGTATCTACGTGCCATGTATCACCATGTTGACGGATACGCTGTTTTAACTGTTGATTCAAGCCCCGCAATTTGACTAACATTATAACACCTCAGTTTAGGTTTGTCAAGTCTTTGGTTTACCTATGTTTCATAGGTACTCTATGGATCACTCAAGATCGCTTGGGTACCTATGTTACTTTCAGTATACCATACAGTTTGGCAATTGTCAAGACCACCGATTCTTACGTACCCAACTCCATTTACTTACAGTAAATTGAGAAGGTTTTCTAAAGGCACCAGATGTTTTACATCTGGGTCCATCAGGATTTACATCAATTCTTTTTGGAGAATTAGTATTTACTGGTACTAATTTGTCAGGGTTTATACCCTGTTGTAACAACTTTTCTCTCTGATTCATGATATACCTTTTCAAGAATGGTTTAACTGTTTAAACTGTTTGTTTTTTGTCTTGAGAACTGATCTGTCAGATGGCTTGCCTCAAGCTCGACAATCAGTATACCGATCTGAACGCAAATGTCAAGTCGAGCCGTCCAAAGTTAGGTTGGAACAAGGTTACTTTGTACCAAGGTTACCTTGGTTATGTAAGGGTAGACCGAAGGTCTAAAAATAAATCACAAAAGTAAACCGAAGGTTTAAAAGAAAAGAAGCTGAAGTAAACCGAAGGTTTAAAAAAACGATAGCCAAAGTCGAAAATGACCCTTTAGACCGAAGGTCTATTTTTTGTCAGGGTCTGGTCAGCCTTCGTCCAACCTTTGTTGGAACAAGGTAAGGTTGTACCAAGGTTACCTTGGTTGTGCTGTGAGACTCAAGTAAACCGAAGGTTTAAAAAAACAGATGCAATTGGAAATGAACTTAAGTATCCGAAGGATACTTTGGTTGGCTATATGGCGAATCAACCCTATTCCAACCTTTGTTGGACCAATGTAACCTTGGTTAGCCAAGCCAAAGCTATGCAGACCCTAGTACTAGGGTATGCAAAAGTTGTGCCAAGCCAGTTACCGCTGGTACCCCCGAAGGGGGTAATTCGTATCCGCATCGATAGCTAATGGTCTCATATTTTTTTACCAAAATATGACTAACAGGACATTAGATACATACATTAGTATACTATAGTAATACCACTACACTATATACTAACTATATACTAAACCACTTAGGTTCTACTTCAGTAAACTTATTTACACTAATGGCATTCTGCATGAATATCTCAAGTTCCTTATCTAGTAACTCATCTTTCCTTGTTCTCATCTCACGATCTACATCAGCAGACATTTGTTCTACCCAGTATGCTACTGCCATAGACAAAACATCCAGTCTGTCGTCATGCACTAAAGCCCCACGTTCTTTAGTTACCCTAGTCATCTGGTAAGCTAACATGTACTTAGGTTGCTTTTCAGGTGGGTAGTGTTGTACTGAACTATAGTCTTTCTCAAGTGCTTTCCTGTCGATCACTAGCTTGTGCTGATTCATAACAGGTTCTAAGACATCAATAATCCTTTTTTCTTTCTGGATGTTGTGCCTAACTTCTTCTATTGTCACAGGATGCACTTTAGTCAACACAGGTTTAAGCAACTCAGTGAACATACCATCACCAAAGTTAGATTCAATAAGCACATAATTTACCTTATGCTGCTTCGCAATCATGCTTATGGTCTTCAGTACACGTTCTCCATAACCACCCTCTATGCCACCAAAGTCTACGACATAAAGATAACCATTCAGCATCTTAACTACAGCGTATGCTGTCTCGTCTTGACCACGACCACTAGGGTCTATAGCCAGGAGAGAACCCGTGTAATCAATGTAATCTCCAACAGTATCCAAGGGCTTATAATAAAAGTCACCAGGAAGACCGACATTAGGAATGTCAACAATCTTATCTTTATCTCTTCCCCAAATAATCTTCTCTGGTCCCTTTTCACTATCTACATCCATTACAATCAAGTCCTCAAGTTTAAGTGGGTATCTATTGGCATCACTTAAACTTGTGTCTAGCATAAACTGTAGACTAAACCCTGATCTACCATAGGACAACTCACGTTCTAAGAGATCATGGTCTCCGAATCGTTGTGGGTCAGTAGGTTGTCCTGTGATGGTAGGATCAGAGTCTACCTGTCTAACTAGCGTATCCGCCAGTCTACCATTGTACTTAATAGTATCCTTTGGGTATCTAGCGGGCCATATTTTAACTTTGTATCCACGTTCAGGTAATACTTCATACAAACTCATTTCAGTCTGTGGTGTACCTAGATAGACTACACGACCATCAGGCTTCAAGACAGCATCAAACTCTTTAACAGCTTCTGCGATCTTGTCTCTCATAGTTTGTGTCATGGAGTTATTAGGTATCTCTATGTCATCTGCAATAATCAAGTCTGCACGACTACCAGCCAACTGACCAGTAATACCAGCAGACTTCACAGAGGGACTGTGAGATGCTTTGGCAGGACCAACGTCAAAACTAATCTTAGATTGACGCTGGTTGTCTTTAGGAATGAGATGTTGAAGAAGCGGCATCTCCTGAATAAGCCGCATGGTAAAGGTGCTGAAGTCGTCTGCTCTTATCTTACTTGCAGATACCACCAGTATTTTAACTTCAGGGTTAAGGTATAATTGGTGACATGCGAAGGCAGAGGTAATGTAAGATTTCCCTGCACCCCGAAATGCCTCTATAACAATACGTTTTTCATCAGACTGAAGATATTCAGCCATATCATACTGTACTGGAGTAGGCTCTGGAAGGTTTAAATGGGACCACACGACAAAGAGAAAGTTACGGAAGTCTCTTAGGTCATCTACTATCATTTCCATTCGTCTACGTCCGTTGTATGAATTACTATATACTTAATTCTGGATTAGGCATTAACCCAAGTTCATCAATACAAATGTCAGCTAACCTAGTATACTCGTCTTGCATAGGTTTACCTGACTTCTTTTGTATATCATCATAAGTATATAATACTCTAGTTTTATCTAAGATACAATCACACACCATACCATTAAGTTGTGGTGACTGAGGACTTTTCATATTAGCACCTTGGTAACATCCCATCCACAGCATTCTAATCTGTTGTGTAGTGAAAGAACCTTTGGTTTTAATAGCCCAAGTAGAGATAGGCATTAATAATGCTATCACGAGGGTTATATGAATAGTTATATATCGTATCATAAGTTATCCTTCTACGATGAGGATCACGCCTCACCTTCCTTATAGGCATATACGTGATCACTTCTTTTTTCCCTTTTTAGGTGGGCGGCCCTTTTGTTTACCGTAAGTTCCTGGTCCTGAAGGCATTAGCACTTCCATTTTCTTAATGATTTATTAATACGTGAATCTGGGTCACGTGCTGTTTTGCTAGAAGTCAACTTGGCTTTCATACCTTTCATCCTAGCACAGAATGACTTTTTTCTTCCTTTAGACTCCTTGGACTTAGGATTGGGAGCAGGAGGTTTTAAGTTCCCACCAGTAGCTTTGTTGTAGCTCTTTCGGCCTTTAGCATTAAGACCACCCGAAGGATTCTTGCCTTCTTTCCTTTGCCAAGCAGGAGATTTAGCCATTACTTCTTTTTCTTATATTTTGCAGTCTTTGCTGCACGTTCAAAGTTTGCTTTAGTGGGTGCACCTTTGTCACCCGCTTTACGCATTTTCTCTCCACTACCTGCCTTGATACGAGCACGTTTTTTGTGGATATTTGCATAGAGTCCAGGTTTCATTAGTTTATCGGGATTAAGTTTTCTACATTATATCGAACTTTGGCTAATGTTTTTGGAGCCAAAGGTACTAACCCAATGTCACTTAGGTATCCATACTCTCCCATAGCACTATCAGACATATACTCTGCCATAAACTCTTTCATACCAGGAATAATATCAAAGTGTGCTTTTTTAGCATAGAAAAACAAAGGTCTAGCAATAGGATACGAGTAGTCTTGTATAGCCTCTAAGCTAACTTCTACTCCATCTATTAGTGAACTCTGTATAAGGTCACGATTCTGATCTAGGAAAGAGAACCCAAAGATACCAAAATACTTGGGATCTGAGTTTAATCTTTTAACAATAAGAGTATCATTCTCTCCTGCTTCCTCTACATAACCATCGTCACGAAAGGACGCACATTTCTTTTTACCAAGAGTTTTGTAGACTCCAGCAGCCTTGCACCCTTTTTTCATAACCAAAGAGTTCCAAGCATCTCTAGTTCCAGAGGTTGGAGGTGGGGCCATAATTCTAATCTCTTGCTTTGGTAGATTAGAGCCGATCTGATTCCAATACTTTGGTTTTGGCCCATGTTGTGCCATTGCAGACCATAACTGTTGTTTAGTTAGGTTCCACCTGGGTTGTCCTGCTTTTTGAGCAAAGACAATACCATCATTACCTACAATAACCTCTACAATACCAACCACACCATTTTCTTTGCATAACTCTACTTCACTCTTTTTAATAGCACGGGAGGCATTTGTAAAGTCAGGATGTTTTGATCCTAATCCTCCACAAAATAACTTCATTCCTCCACCAGTACCTGTGGATTCTACAATAGGGGTCTTAAACCCTTTCTTACCATGTTTCTCAGCAACTACAGTAGTAAATGGGTATACTGTAGAAGATCCTACAATTTTAATAGCTTCTCTTGCCGTTGCAAGATTAAATAACATTAAAAACGATATTAAAGCAAATAGCTTTCTCATTAATTTATTTCCTTTAATTCTTCACGAGTTGGGAAGGGCATACTATTGACTAAATTGCCAAGAGGTGACCCTTCGGTTGCTAAACCTTCTATATTGTTATCCTTGAGGAACTTTATGGAGTTCGCTATGTCAGCAGGGAGTGCTTCACCACTTCTAATCCTGCGAAGTAGCTCAAGTGCTACCGAACCATGCAGTTCCTCTAGTATCTCTTTCTTTGCTTTCATTAGAATGGTATAGTATCGCTATATCCTACTTCTGGTTCTGGGGGGTTTCTATAGTTCTTACGAAAAGTTTTCTTGTTTGGGTTAGCAACTTTAAATTTAGGAATAGGAGCATCAATACCTGCTCTTATACGTCCTTGTGCGGATATACGAGCCTGTTCTCTACGAGCTTTAACAGGATCTCCCATAGAAGGCTTGCTTTTCATTTTTTTTACTTGACCTGCTACCCAATTAGCGGCTTTTATCATACGACCAGGGTTTTGCCCTTGTCTATTGACTCCAGGCTTTATTTTACCTCCACCTGTTCCTCCTGCAAAACCAAAACCTTCAATTATGTCACCTGTGTTTGTCTTAGGTGTCTTCTTGTAGTTTTTCGTAGCCATTAGGTAAGTCCCTCTTGATATACTGTTTTCCCATCGTTCTTAACTGCTCTTAACACACGTTTCCGATTTTCTTCTTTGTTATAGGACACATGGACCCAACCAGAAGCAGGGTCTGAGGGTGTGTAGAACTCAAGTATCAACTGATCGAACTCAAGGTTATCCCGAATCCACTCAGCTAACTCCATATTGCTGATAGAAGGACACTCGATGTCTGCCGCCATGCCCTGCACGTGCTGTGAACTATCTCCGCTTCCAATGGCACGGTTAAGCTCAAGTACACGTAGCCCTGAGTTGACATCAACACGACCATGAGCATCTCGTACCTTCTGCAACACGCAGTTCGTGAGAACAACGAGGTTAATCATTTGTTCTTTGTCTGGGTTATTGTTTATCCCATGTCGAACTGCTGTTGAAGACTTGGTAAGCTCTTTAAGACTAAAGTTTTTACTTAACTTCATCCAATAAATTCCTTAAATGATTTAAACTGGTTATCAGGCATCATATCTACAACATCATCTAACATCTTCTTCTGGTCTTCATCCAGGTTTCTTTCAATTGCATCAGCAACGTGTTCTTTAGCTAACGACTGGGCTTGATCCAATACTAATGATTGGACTACATTAAGGAGTAACGCTGGTAGCATCTTCTTCTTTCGGTTTAGGTGGTTCTGGGTTGTGTTCTGGCTCATCATGACTTACTTCAAACCAATGTTTGCCTAGCATACCAATAATAGGCAAAAAAGCACCAAAAGCCAGGTTTATAAGGTCTTTACTAGACTGAGCTAGTTCGTCAGGCTTGTTTACCATAGTAAATACTAACCATCCGAATAGACCAAAGGCAAGTAACGATATAAGAAATCTTGCCCAAAATCTAAGTTTCATAAGCTGTATATGTGGGTCGTCCTTTTGCTTCCCACCGTTCTTTACAGTTGTTTTCTCTGTTACTGTTTCCATTACTTCTTTGTAATTTCTTTGATTGCTTGTGTATTGGCTTCCAATGCCAGCTTGATCTGAAGAATAGCATCCGAGGATCTTTCGATCATATCTAAGAGTCTACTATCGTGCTCTTCGTCTTTCTTCCAGAACTCTTCTCGTTCTTTTTTTGCTAGTTCACTTTGGTATCTAATAAACCAAAATGCGGCTATGATGACACAGGCAGGTATGCCTAAGTCCATAACCATCTGATATAATGTGCTT